GCCTCAAAGAGCTCAACCTCTCGAAAGTAGATTAGTTGTCCTCTTCTCCATCTTCCCAACCAATCTTCTTAATTGGGTCATCAGCAGGGACTATCCAATCAGGATAGGAGCTGCGATCCATTGCAAAGGCCAAGGCGGTTCCTTCATCCATACCAGCTCTACGGCAAGCTTTATAAACTTCATTGGCAGCGATGGCCCAGAAATCAAGCTTTGTTAAAGGCGTTTCTTTAGTAGTTCTACGCCTCTTAGGTCGCTTCTTACTTACGCGCTTTCGCGTTGCCATTTCTGACCCCTCTCGCTAGGGCCAATTCTAACTGACTCTCCATTTTATCAAGGCGCGACACTATTGGAATATTCTCCAATTTAATTATGTAGCGAAGTCCAGCAATCAGTAAGGCAATAGATCCTAATACTGAGGCTACTAGGGTTGCTAGCTCAGCTGCAACCATTAACGGACTTTGCCGTAACGCTCGTAGTTAGGGTTAAGCCAATTGATGATGCTAGGCAAGACTGATACGAGAGCTGCATTGGCAATTGCATTTACATCTAGGCCGACTGCTAGATAGGTCGCTAGCGCCGTTGCTAGAAATGTCTTTGCCCAGCTCTCTGCCATTTTCTTTAAGTCGCTCATTAGCTTCTCCTTCGAGGTTGAAATAACTGCCATCTTTGTCTCCCAAAGTTGTGAATGAAATATGGAAATGCGACCGGTGAGGATTAGCGCCGTTATATTTACGCCGCTTCCAACCCAGTATCGGACTCATAATCTTTCCATCGTAGATTATGTATTTAATTCTTTTATCGCCCTTCTTTGCTAACCTGCGAATCTTCTCAACCAGCGCATAAGCTTCTTCCTTATGTGCCGATAGGTCAGAATCAATATCTATAGCTCTAACGATTCCATCTCTTGGTATATGGTCAGAACTACCTTTAGCAAGATGCCTAGCGTCAGCAATCCAACCGTCAGACTTCCTATCGCGATCAGGATAATCGTCATCGATTTGCTCCCGAAGTTGAATACCTGCTGCACATAGTTTTGCCATTATCTTTATAGATTGTGCTACGCGTTAGGCTTGCCTAGTGTAAGCCCATCAGGGATTGGTTGCTCATATTCCCACTTGGCAATATATGCGCCAATCCCATCGGTATCATCTTGGAGAACAATTCCCAACCTACTAAAATCATCGCTTGGCTGTATTTCTGGATATGCAGTTATTATCTTTTTCCATAATTCCATATTTATGCTCCTAAAAATGCTATTGAAAACTCGCCTGTATTGCCTGACTGTTCAATATAAATTGTTTGACTGGTGCCAGAAGTTTGTCTTGCATATATTTCAACATAATCATTTACTGCTAAATCAAGAACTGAGGTAATCATCGCGCTTGGATAAGTGGTTGATGGTGTCAAATAAGTAGTAACAGTTGCCGATCCATTTTTGTAAATACTCAATTGTCTTAAACCTGTGGCGTTATTATCAAATTCTGCAACTGCTGTAACAAGGTATTTACCAGCCTTGCCACTAGGAATGGTCATTCTGCTGTTATTTGTAGAATTGCTATGAAACGCATCGGTATCATATCGTTCTACATTCCAAGCAAGAGCAGTCTGCGTATTGTTTGAAAGACTTGGATTTGTATCGCTTGTTACTTGGCAACCTATAAAAGTAGCAGCAGCAGCAGGCGCAGCCCACTTTAATCCTGTAGTTTCAGCAGAATCCGCTACGAGTGTGTGGCCGTTAGTGCCTACTGTTAGCTTGGCAAAAGTATCTGCACCAGTTCCGACTACTAAATCACCTTTAGCGTCAAAGGTTGTTGCAACTGTATTAGTTACTACTGGGACTGGCCCAGTTCCTGAAGCTACTGAAATACCAGTTCCAGCTGAGACCTCAGTAATATCACCTTGGTCGTTAGCAATCCAAGTGTAATCAAGGTCGGTATTGGAAGCCTTGCTTAATATCTGTCCAGTTGTCCCACCTTTGAGATCAACGAACGAAGTATCTATTGATGAGCCAAGCGTTCTGATGGCAGCTGCGCCATCCTTGACTAAATCTGTATCATCTGGGGTTTCCCAGTTGAAGTTGGTTGTATTGGCCATTAGCTAATAACTCCTATCGCATCTTGCCATTCTAAGGTATTGAGCACACTATTCCAGCTTTCTGCCGCATTGACTTGAGCCCATTGTTGAGCAAAGGCCGAGAACTCTGTTGGGGTAGCCAAGAAGGTTACTGATAGGCCCGAGACTGAAGCGTTGAAAGTCCAGCCCTCAATAAAGCCAGTAAATTCGCCACCAAGGATATTGAGGGGCAGGTTGGTAATTCTGACTGGCTGGCCCATAAATATATTTAGCAGGGCGTTTCTATCAGCGTCATCAATCTCGGGCGATTGAAGAGCAAAGGTAATAGATTGGAAGGTATTTCTAGGCCAAGCCCTAAGACCAATCAAGCGATTTGCTACATCCTCAACATCAGCCGCGTTCTTTAGATAGCTATTGAATTGCTCGGCAAATAGGCCATATTCGGCTTGAGAGTCTAAATCCTGAGCAGTATAGGAGCTATTGAAATTGTTGCCATAGTCCATAATTATCTTATTACTCAAATCGCCTTGGCGCTGGATTACGCCAATGCCAGAAGCGATGGCGTGAGAAGCGTCTAAGTCTGTATAGCCATTGGCTATTAAATAATCTTGGCGATGGCTGGCATCCGCGTAGTTAATATTGCCGTTGGCATCTTCATACATATAACCAAGGGCCGAGCTAGCAATTTGATTAATAATTGGATAGATGATGCTATCCGAAATCTGACGGCTGACCATTGTATATTCGCCAGCGTCAATTGTTCCAAAGCCAATATTGCCAGCTTGCGCCCAAGTCTCTGTAGCATTGTAAGTAGCCCAAGTTTCGGCTGGTGGCAATTCATTCCAACTCGATAGCAATAGCTCATCTAGTAAGTCGGTAATCTGCGCGCCGTCTAAACCTTCGGCTAAGTTGCCATTAAATATGGCTCTTTGCGTTCTAGCCAAAGCTCCAATAGCCGTAATTCTTAAGCTAGTAATTACTGCACTAGATCCTGCGCTTCTAACGATTTGCCTCAAGTCTGAAATGCGACCGCCAAAAATAGAGACATAAGCGCCAGTAGTATCTTTGACTTCAATAGTTACTGCGGTGTTAATACTAAAATCATAATTAGTGCCATCGGTATTTATAACTTCTAGCGAGCAGTAACCTGCTGGGGTAGGTGAGTTAATATCCTGACGGCCAGAGGTAATAGTTAGGTTGCTTAAAGTAACCGAGGTTAATTCAGAATCATTAACTGAAATCTTCCAATCGGGAGTCCAGAGTGTCATAAGATTTGAGCCGAAGTCCTAAGATCGCCAGCGCCAGTAGTTCCGCGATTAGTGGAATTATTCAGCGCCAAGATAACTGCTCTAGTAAATCCTTCTTCATCAATAGCGGATGGGGCATTTACATTAACTATAACATTACCGCGTTCTTCGCCAGCTCTTACGGCAGCAACATTAAATCCAGATGGAATTGCATTACCACTTGGCACTAGCGTTGATGGGGCGCTAGGAGTAGAGGCTGATGGAGCACTTGGAGTAGTAGATGGCTTAGGAGCTGCTGGGATGCTTGGGCTTGGAGCAGTAGGAATCTTTGGAAGTGTTGAGCTGCTTGGAGTGCTGGGGGCTGAGAATGATGGCTTAGAAATAGTAGATACATTAGGCAAAAGTGGGACGGCATTATAAGCGCGGATAAGAACATTTATTGCATCGATGGCAAAATTAACTGCGCTCTTAATTCCATTAACTACCGCGCCAATAACATCCAAAATACCACCAGCAACTTTGCCGATAAAGCTAAGTGCTCCGCCAAGGTTATTAATCAATACCGGAACTACGAAGTCTTTAATAAAGTTATAAAGAATAGTTAATGACTCTTTATTTCTAGCAATAGCATCCGTAACTGGCCTAAGTGCTGCATCCTTGAATTCTATAAACTTAGGGATAACTGTGTTAATAAAATAATCTAATAACCTTTGTAGGGTAGGCAATAAAGCAGCTCCTACCGATTCTTTAGCTTCGTCGAAGCCCACTTTGAGTCTTGCTATTTGACCTTCAAAGGTATTGGCTTGAACTGTTGCTGCACCGCCAAAGGTTTGAGCTAATTGCTTTACTGTGCCTTCTAATCCAAGGGTCTTAATTTCGGCAGTTGATAAGCCAACACCTAGACGGGTTAGGGAGCTTGTATTGCCTTCGTAAGCTTTACCTAGAGCATTAGATACTGTTTCAACACTTTTGCCAGTAGCAGCTGAAATATCTAAGGCTAGGTTTAATAAATCTTGGGACTTAGTTACTGATCCTGTGGCAGTTGCTAGGCGCTGAAGGGCTGGACGCAATTGGTCATCAGCAACGCCAGTAGCCAAAGAGGTTTTAAGTATCTGCTCCTCGACTGCTGAAATCTGGGCATCAGTAGCGGCAGTAACATTCTTAAGAGCATTGGCTAAACGAAGCTGAGCAGCCTCATCTTCAATAGCTGCCTTAACGCCATCAACGGCCAGCTTAACTGCATAAGCCGCTGCTGCTGCTGCTGCTGCTGCAAAGGCGGCTGCTGCGACTTTGCCGAACTTCTCTAACTTACCGCCAAAGCCTTCAACTTCTTTAGAGCCAGTATCAAGATTTTTCTTGAGGTCAGCGACATCAGCAAGAATCGAGAGTTTAAGTGTTCTACTGCCAGCCATTACTTATCCCATTCTTTCAATATCTTGGAAAATGCTTCTTGCCATTTCTTAATTAATTCAGGCTGAATCTTACGAAGGGTTGGGTAGATAAAGTAGCCAGCATTGCCGCGACCTTTGCTGGGTGTTCTTCTCGGGAACTGACGCAAGCGATTAGATCCAAATTCATAACCTGCCCAGAGTTTTTGTGTGCTACCGCCACCAGAAAAGCGCTGACTAGCAAATCCGTATGACAATTCTCCGATTTTGGAGCTGGCCGATACTTTGACGCCTGTGGTAATTCTTCGGACGGCTTCTTGGCCAAAGGTTCTAGTAAGTCCATAGGCTTTAATCTCGTTGGCTGCGTAAGTAGCCAGCGCGCTAGATTCTCGTTTAGCTTGGCTAACGGCTTCATCATCCATCGCTTTAAAAGCGGTAATGATTGAGCGGAGCTCGCGTTTGTCGTAACTGATTGGTAACTCATCTGCCACCGCTACGCTCCTTTAAAATATCTATCGCCGTTAAGACTTGATCTATATCAGTCCAGTAAGTCATCGGGATTCCAGTTGCTATTGCAATCTCGACTATTAGTCGGTTGATGCTTCCGGACTCGTAACTTTTGGGCTTTCATCTCCAATCGTCATCTCTTCGACTGTTAGCTCCCAAATCTCTTGAGACTTAACTGGCTTTCCTGCTGCTTCGCGCTTATACGCAAAGTAAGCAAGATCTAAGAAGTCCGCTTGCTGGTATGCCGATATATCCTTCATTGAATAAATCGACTTGCCTGTCTTGCGTTCCCACTTAGCCCACTCTGGCAAGCCAGCCTGATAAGTTGCTGACTCGCCCGAGTTATATTTAATTATTATTGAAATTTTCATAGCTCCCGATGCTCCGATCTCTTAGCTGAAGGTTTCTGTTGGAGTTCCAACGACTGTCATCGTCCAAGTATCAGTTAGCGCTGATGGAGCTGCGCCACCTGCTGCTGGGAAGATTGGCAATACATTGAAAGCAAATACTGCGCCAGTTACGGCGGTAAATGAAACTGCGAGTGTGGTGTTAGCTGCTGACTCAGCATCTGCCCACATTGCCTCGAATAGTGAGCTAGCAGCTCCCCAATCCTGTAGCAGTTCAATTGTGAATGTCCATTGCTTATCAACGGATTTATAAGCGCGACCATCAAGGGTTTGATAGGTCTCGATAATTGTGTCGCAGCTTAATACCGCGCTTGTTGCTTGGGCGTCGTAGCTAGCGCTATCGAGTGTAAAGGTTACATCGCGCCCAGTTATTACTGTAGTTGGCATTTGGGTCTCCTATGCGGTTTGCTCGTAGCGGACGCTCAAGCGTATATCTGAAACTAGCAGGGTCGTAGTTCCTACTTCTGTTACCGAAGGTCTTTCGACTATTGATAACTCATACTTGGAAGCGTTTAGCGCTCCAAGAATACTGATGATTAATTGCTCTAAGTTGTCCAGAGCAGCGGCGTTGCTGAAATACGCAACGCAAGCAGTTATGGTGTAATTTAATTTGACGCGAGTAGTTGCTTTGCCTAAGACTTCAAGCTCCATATAGGGCGAGTCTGGAATGACGATAATTGCTGGGACTATTGGCGCTTCTGGAACTGAGTCATAAATATTAGCGGTGCATCCAGCCAAAGCAGTCTTAATCGCGCCTCTAACATCTGTGGCAATTGTTGATGCTGGCATTAGCCGACCATAGTTTCAACATCAAGATATGGGCCAAGTAAGCCAGTTACTTTGGCAAGTAAATTTTTAGATAAGCGGTAAGGGGTAACTGCAAAATCTACGCCTTCGATTGATCCACCAGCAGCGGTTCTAGATTGGAAAATTTCAACGGAGATAGCCAAAATAGCAGCTTCAGCATTGGGGTTTCCGACATAGGTCGATAATCCAGATAGCGCAGCGTTTCCTGCTGGGATGATATTTTTTTCCAATATGTCTGCATTGGTGATTG